CAACTGAGCTATAAGGGCGAAAACTTATTTATTCTTCCAACCACTTCTTGATAGAACCATACTTGAGATCTAGGCGATACTCAAGAGATTCCCAACCATAGAAGCGCATTTCTTCGTCATCAATGCCTTCTGCTTCACAGATAATGGCGACTGCTGCCGCATTATCCCAGCAGTTCTTGACCAAACCCATGATGCCTTCTACACGACAAACGAACTCAGCGAAGTTACGATCCTGACGAATCTTTTCTTCGTCGATCTGCACAGAGAGTTTCCCGACGAGACGCTCGTATTCAGCATCAAACTCTTCAATTGAAGAGAAGGTTACGTCACGAGGACGGAAACCATACACATCTTTGTGCAGGTCCGAAAAGATGTCACCATCTTTCGAGTTGGTAGCGGCATTAATATCACGAAGAGTCAACATAATCAAAGTTCCTTTTCACATCTTATATTCCACTATACCTCGAAAATGGGAAAATGTCAAGCCCCTAAATTTATTTTTTTGAAATTAATCTCGCGGACGATATGGGTCATATTTCATACCCCACAACCATCCTCCTGGTAATATGAACGTCAGAGGGTCAACAAGGTGGCATTTACCATTCGGTTCAACACACCACTTGCGACGTCTCATACTTGCTTTGATTGCCATGAGTCGACGAGTCTCCCAAGTATGCCTTCTAGCATACATCGGGTTGGCATCCCTGCGCCTAGTTCCACGCATGGTTCGACTTATCGATGCTTTATGCTCTGGAGTCAATCCACCCCAACAAGGATTCTTTTCACCAGTCAATGCTTCTGAAATCTTTTTACGAGTCTCAGGACTATGCCCCGAAGATTTCTTTCTGGTAACTTTATCAACAATCGTCAAACCTTTTCCGAGAACTTCTGCTTTGTCTCGGAGGATTTCTATCTTACTGTTTTGTAGCAAGAGTTCTCTTGGTTTCGGAACCTTGTTAGGATCGTTGACAATCCACAGTTCTTTCTTATGTTGAAATAGAAAGAACCTCATTCACCGTCCCTTTATCCAAGAGTGTCAGATTATGCTCTCTGTCAATATATGTAAATTCCACATGACGTGGATCAAATTCCTCCAGAGCAGCAAATACATCAGCAGTATTAAGAGCGCTGCAGGTATACACATCCAGTTGCATGAGAGCAGGAGAAACCTCATCCCAAACATGCATGGCAATATGCGATGTTTCGATAATGGTAACTGCAGTCAAACCTCGATTACCAACCATGTCACTGTAAACTGCATATGGACCCATTAGTATCTTCATACCAATTTTATCAACTAGAGTCTTCATCCAATCCTGGATTGCCTCTGCGCATTGCGGCGGATTGTTCAGTTCTGCTCGCACAATGAGATGCTTGTGCTCTAAAATTGCTCCCATCGAATTCCCTTACTTCTTACATGGAAATATTATTTATATGGGTTCCACCATATACTGTCTATAAACTCTCCACCGAAGCGAGAGACTGCAAAGTCATAGTTTTCGCGCATGAATGGATACTTGTCATATAATTCATGTTTGTCATCATCACTGAATTCTGGATGTTTCCCAAAACTGAAGATCTTACGAGAAAAATCTATTTGATCAGACGTTGTCCATATACTATCGATAAGTTCTTTACCGAAGCGGGAAACTGCATAATCATAATTTTCCTGCTTGAACGGATATAGTCCAAGTAATTCTACGATTTCGCTCGGGTCCAGTTGTAAATTCAGATCTTCGTTGGTGGACTCCACCACATCAGTATATGGTAGTTCTAAATATGAGAAAAATTTAGTAATAGATTCATTTGTGAATAATGTTTCATAGAAATTAAAATGAATTTTCCCAAACACTTCAGTAACATTCTCTACTGTTTCTCTCCAAGAGACCAGACTTTCCTCGAATGCAGGTATCCCTGCCTCTAGTATGTCAGTCACTGAACCTGGAGATATACCTGGAGTATTGGTTACCAATTGATTGATATACCAAAATTTCACTTTATCCATAGAATTAGTTTCTAGGAATTTTCTCGTTGACATGTTCATCATTGTATATGATATGACTTGTGAGATAGGATCTCTGAGTGTCATGACAGGCAACACGGTAAGACCAACACTCTCAGCATCATCCTTAAACACTTGCAGTTGCTCTTTCGAGGCATTTGCATTTGCTGGTGTAAGATCTCCAGTCAACCGAATACCATCGACATTTACCAACAATGCCATGTTCTCGAAATATTTTGTTTTATCAAACCCTTCTGGTCCTGGAACTGGGTTGAAATCTTGGAAGATATAAATTTCTTTTTGCGTAGGAAAATTACAATCTATTCTTTTGCTTAACTCCCCATGCAACCACGTGCTGCCTGCTCTCGCGTTTCCGAAATATAGAAGAAAGTTTTTCATAACTAACTTTTATACTACTAAGGATTTTTTTGGCGCTTTCTTCTTCTTAACCTCTGGTGCTTTCCAACCTGTCAGAAAACTTTCAAGAACTTCCGCAAGACGAGGGTATGCTTCGAGTAAGGTTTGATCCTTGATATGATCAAGTAATTTCGCTTCTTTAATCTGCAACCCCTGACATGTTTGCATCCAAATTTCCTCGCGACGGAACTGCGGTACTTTACTGGCGCTGCCTTCTGGTAAGAGAGTTAAAATTCGACGAAACTCTTGGGTGATGGTTGTATCTGCCATGTTAGCAGGTAGTCCCTCATCCTTATATGGAGTTGGACCATCGGGAAGATTAATTGGACCTTGCTCATATCCGACACCCCATGCAACAAATCGCATGAGGATAGAATTGCCGAGAGAAATTGCTCTCACACGTTCGCGCAACTCGTCAGTTGTGTCTGCTTCACATGCCCAATCAAGTGCTTCATCTATTTGCTTAAATTTCTTTGGTGGTAATCTTTGTGCCATTTCAAGTCTTTCTTTTAAAATTCATCAACGAGTTCAATCATCTGCTTCATACGATTGGCGATAAAATAGTTCAACAGACCTGAGCGATCTCCGCCAAGTTGTTTCTCATAACTATCTATAATCGCTACTTTGATGTCCTCAGGAATGCGCGACAGGTCAACTAGTTCACGGTTGCGCTGGAAATTGCGCCACATTTCATCATTGGTGATGAAGTCTTCAGGTTTCTGGTACTTCCACAATGCAAGTGCTTCTTTGCGAATAGGACGCTGACGTTGACCATTGATAAACGTATCATCATCAGACATGATATTGGGAACACCGTCACCCTTATCGCCCATGATAATATGTTCCATGAGAACTGCTTGAGGAGATTCCTTCAACTTACAGAACTTCTTTTGAACAGGAGCATACTGTTTAACATTGTCCCACTTCTGTAGTTGCTGGAAGTCATGGTCACCAGACAAAACAAGGAATGGTTCGGCGCTAGGCATGAGACCATCAGTGTTCATGGTCTGACTATACTCGGCGAGCACTGCGATAACATCATCTGCCTCTGCACCATCAACGTCGATTACAGGATACGGGAAGTGTTCCTGTAACTCGCTACGAATTTGGTGTAGTGCTTCAAAGATAGCAGACCAATCAAACCCAGACTCCTGCCGTGCTTTCTTACGATTCGCCTTATAGTTAGGAAAATACTGACGACGCCAGTAGTGACGATTGTCACAAGCAATCACAATGTTGCCGAACTCAGCACCAAACTTCCGCTTATATGAACGAATGGAATTGATGATCATGTGCCGAATCAGCGGAAGATTTACCTCCACATCACGACGACCACCTAGTTCTGCCATCATACTGCTGATAGCAGTCTGGTTAAAATCAACAACAATCATTCTGTATCTTCTTTCGTAATAGTTAATGCCTCACGAACATCATTAAGCATGTTAATCTCAGGACAGTCAACTCCTGCCTGACGCATGTATAAACCAGTGATCATAACAGCGATAACAGCAGCATCAGAATGAAAGTTCTCATTGGTTAGACCAATCTTTTTTTCCGTCGCCAGAAGAATACCTCGCAGACAGGCCTGCGCGAATGTTTCTGCATCCTGGTATGCTGCATATTCTGTGGCACCTTGCAGGAAATAACTCAGAGATTCTTTGTCGATCTCCTTAACCGTATTTGTCTTTAGGTAAGTAACATTATCACCATTATCGTTCATTAAAACACTTTCAAAATTAATGTAGTAGGAGTCAGTCGTGCACGCACAGGTCCACTCTTACTCTTAACGGCTGAGTACCATTTTGTCAAGTCATTTTTCTTCAATTCAGAAAATTCTTTTACTTGAGTCTCTGGTTTACGGAGCAGTCGTGAGTTAGAGAAGTTCTCATCAAACCCGACGAGACTCGCACCCTTGACAGTAATGCTTCCACTGACTGGACTAAAGTATTTAGAGATCTTTCTTGTCTTAGTATCAAATGTCCACACTTCACTGCAGTTTAGCAGATTGATAGGTTCGACGCTGGTGACACCAAGTGCAGTATCTTCCTTGAGGAACTTTAGATTCTGAACCAACTTGGACTTATCCTTTGGTTTCTTCTTACGAACCTTAGCAACCTGCTTGCTGACATATGACTTCTTAAGATCGCTGACATATGACTCGAGGAGTTTAACAATATCTTTGACAGACTTCATAGTTGTCAAATGTGAATAACTCTCGAGCAACTGTTCTTGCGAATCAGTCAATTGAGTCTTAGGCAGTCGACGAACTTCTACAAGTTCAGCGAATTCTGCAAGGATAGGTTCAATCTTTTCTACGCAGTCAAGATAGTTCTTATCTGTCAGACGGTATGGGATTAGAATCTGCGAGACGGTGCGAGTATCTTCACCATTGATAAGTTTTTCAATCTCATCATCAACATCAGATACAATGAAATTCATCGCAATCAGTGGTTTCTTAGCAACCTTGACAACAGGTTCAGGAGTTGAATCTTCATCATCAATCAGAACAGTTTTCTTACTGATTCGTTCTTCAACCTTTTCCCAGATGCGTGCCTTATGCTCATCAGTGAGAGGGAATCCACGCATAGCGATACGTGCGCTGTTGGCATATGTCCGAGGAAGCATCTTGTCAGACAACTGGGACAATGCCTTGAGTTTGGTTGCATCACCCTTGAACCAGTCGACGAGAAACGCACGGCAATCTTTCTGGTCAACAATGAAGTTATACCAGTTCAATGCGTTACCATATTCAGACTGATAGTTTGCAGGTTCATAATCTTCGGACCAGATAGGTTCTACACCCATAGCCTTAGAATCAGCAACAGGAACTTTCAACTTATACATAGATTCACCTTTCTTCATAATATATCCAATATACTATATTTTGCTGGAAAAGTCAAGCCCTAAAATTTAACAGAGGTAATGCGGTCGTAACGGAATGCTCGCCACTCACTCTTATCCAGATCCCAAACTGCGAGGGTTTCGCCACTAGGTGGTTTTGTCTTTGTTCCCTTTTCACTGTATGGGGGAACAACACCTTCTTGTAGAGTGCAGCGCATTACACGTTCTTGTCCATTCAGTTTAGTAAAACTGACAGTCGCTTCGCCCTGAGCAAGAGTTACCTTCAGACCGTCACGCCATTCTTGATTCATAATATCCATCACATTTTCCTTATATTGTTCTCATCAATAATAATCTTACCATCCCTCCAGGATCTCCTCGGAGGATCTGGCGCTGGTATGTCATGCGTTGAAGCAGGTGTATTCTCATGTTTCTCGAAAGCAAAGAAGTCTGGTGTTTCAACAACAGGTTTCTTTTTTGGTTTCTTAACAGTCTGAACAGTCTTTTTTGGTTTAACCTCATCAACAACGACATAATCAACTATACCCGATTCTTCCTTCTTTGTCAAGCTTAAAAGTGTCATGTTGGCAGCAATGATTAATAAAATCGCCAGCGGGTCGAACACGAAAATAAGCATGATGATCATCAAGCGAACTGCTTTATCCACGGTAGCGGTATCACCACTACCATAGAACAGTTCTGCGATATATTTTATCGGACCTACTTCTGCTTCGAGTTTGAGGTTTTCTGTTTTGAGCGGTATGAGATCAGTCTCAATAGTCTCAATGTCTGTAGTCGCACTCTTAATTTCATTATCAAGGGACGCACGTTCCCGTTTCTGTCTGTTTCTAATGAAATTAGCATCGAGCACATCCTCTGCAGTAGTGAGTCTGTCCAAAGTATCCAAAGATGTTTGTGCATTTTTGAGTCTCCTTTCGGCAGATGCCTTCTTGCTTTCGAGTTGTTCTATTTTAAATACTGCTGAACCACCAACAGTAGTGTGTTCAATATGCGATCGACTAAGATAACCGAACACGCCCATGCTTGTAATAAATGACAACACACAAACTGCAATCGTAAAGTATGTCTTCAACAGTTTGTTGGCACTTTTCCAGTTACGATACACCCAACTGGCAGTAATGAGTTTGGCGACTTCAAGCACACCACCCATCACTGCAACAGCGATAGGAGATGCAGGAAATATTGCCATCAAACCCAATATTGAGAAATACCCAGCGACACCAGTAATCGCAAGTGCAGTTAGCATTAAGAGTGCTGCGAAAAACATCCAGGTCTCCAATCAGGCAATTTTAAATCTTTCAAGTGATCAAGTCTCAGACGCACATTCCACATTTGATTGATACAATTATCGTTGAGTCTATGCTCCCACTGCAGGATATGCTCGACTGCTTTGGCATGCGATTTGCTGTCATATTCAGCGACAACTTCTTTGCGCATTTCACCAGTATAATTGGCCACATAAGAGGAACTGCCGAAATATGATTCGAACAGTTTCTCTGTCTTACATGAATACCCAATATAAAATTTGCCGTCGTCGAAGTAAGTGCAATATACTCTATGCACCTTCTTCGGCAACGGCTTACGTTTTCTCTTAACTATCATAATCTACTCCGTAAGTAGATTATTTATTCGTCCTCAACCCAATCATCCCAGGACAAGTCTTCTTCGTCTTCAGTTACCTTTGTTCCGCAGAAGGGACAATGTTTTACTTTGTAATAGTCATCGTCCAAGTCATGGTCGACTGTGAACACTGCATCACATGAAAAACACTCTAACTCATCCATCAGATATCTTCCGTAACTACATCAATAGTGATATTATTGTCATCACAATACTGTTTGTAATCGCTCTCGATATCATTGATAATTAATGTTTGAAACTCTTCTTCAATTTGTTCATCATTGAATATGAACGTCACAATCATTGTATCTCCTGTATTGTATGCATATGTTTCCATCCTGCTACTATTTTCATCAACAAAATTGTGCATGGGAGATAATGTATCTCTAGAAGTCACTTGCCAATACCAAGGAGTATCTGCGCTTTGCCTAGTATATGTAATTGTAACACGTTTCATGGTGTTTCCTCTATTTTTAAGGTGGAATCTTTGTTATTTATTCGATTGTCCATTTAGATATCTCTGTATTTACTAAAATTATTCTAAACGAATCTAGTTCTTCTTGGGTCTCAGGGACTTTCAAACTGGTACCATCTATGGTTATTTTTTCTAGATTACCAATTTTAATAAAACCCAATCTCATTTTCGAATCATCTATATCATATCCAAAGTAATCTTTACCTCCACGACGGTCATAGAAATCTTTCCACTGAGAATATAGATAATTCTTTTTTTCCTCAGTGTCTGAGAAATTGTCAGTAAAATATAATCTAGAACTCGCACAGTATGTATGCTGGGGAACGAATTGATTCTTGGGACATTCTAAATCATTCGTAAAGAATAACTCGTGTGCATTTTTACCCACATGGGTGTAGTGTAGCAATAAATCACCGAAGTTCCCTCCAAACTCAAACAATTCGTATGCATCTTCAGGTATTTCCTTAAATACTGTATCTGCTTTATTGAAATCTAGATTTATAGAAAACAAACCAGACTCAGATATTCCAGGAGGTTTTCCCCAAACAACTGCTAAAATAGTTTCTAACCAATGAATAGTATCATTATACTCAGACAGATATGGGTGAAGATGTGCATAATCAGGATCTGTTTCCAAATCAGGAAAATGCACATGCATCACATTTAAAGTTTGACTAAAATTCTCAACAGACAATCTCGTGTTTACGATTTTCTCGGAAACATGCTCGTTAATAATATCTGCGAGATCATGTAATCGGTCTATTCTTTGGTTTATCTTTTCTTCTGTCGCATATCCAAAATAGTGATTATGTTCACAGCAGTCTTCAACAACATGAGAACTAATCAACTTTCCCCAATCATTGGCCAATGGATGCTCGATCAAGGAATATTGTAACTCTATATTGTCAGTGAAACTGACTTTAAAAATCACGCAGCGACACCCCAAACGTCATCCCATTTACCTGAGAGCGCACCCTTCGCATAGTCAGTTGCGCGATTCTCGAAGAAGTTCGTATGCGTAGGAGCATTGATCATTTCCTCGACCCATGGTAGAGGATTTTTCTTAACCTTGAAGATACCCTTGAGACCAAGACTAATTAGTCGACGGTCGCAGATATAACGGATATACTTCTTAACATCATCTTGTGTTAGATTTTCCATCTCCCCCATCGAGAATGATAGTTCGATAAATTTATCTTCAAGTTCAACCATCTTTTCTGCGATGGTATAGATCTGTGACTTTAGATCGTCATTCCACAATTCGCGGTTTTCTTCAACATATGAGCGGAACAGTTTAATCATGCCTTCAGCGTGTTGAGTTTCATCAACAATTGACCAAGTAACGATCTGCCCCATACCCTTCATCTTTCCGTGACGAGGGAAGTTGAGGAGCATGATGAAGGATGAGAACAGTTGCATACCCTCAGTGAATGCACTAAATGCAGCGATATTGGTCGCGACTGATTCAGGAGTTCCATTTGCATTCGACAAATCTGTAAAGTAGTCGTGTTTTGCTCGCATTGAGTCATACTCAAGGAATTCTTGATATGTCGTTTCTGGCATACCCAGTGTTTCAATAAGGTGAGAATACGCTGCGACATGTAGTGCCTCCCTCGCCGCAAACCCCATCAACATCATACGAACTTCAGGTTGTGGGAAATATGGAAGATAATTCTTCACATAACCACCAGCAACATCGATGTCACCCTGCGTGAAGAAACGGAAAATGTTGGTTAGGAAATGTTTTTCACCATCATTCAGTCGCTTCTTCCAGTCATTGACATCTTCCGACATCGGAACTTCGGTGTGCAACCAATGTGACTGTTCATGTTTTAACCATGCATCATATGCCCATGGGTAATTAAAAGGTTTAAAATATGCTCGTTCTGTCATTAAAGTCATGCGGTTTCTGCCCATTTTACTAGATCGTCGTATCCGCCAACATGATCACCATTGATCCAAATTTGCGGAACTGTTTTTACTTCAGGTAATTGTGCGGTAATGTCTTCCCAGAGACAATCTTCACCGACTACCATTTCTGTATACTGAATGTCCATCCCCAGCATAAACTCTTTGGCAAGATCGCAGTATGGACAATCAGGTTTCGATACTATTTGTGCAAAATAACTTATCATTTCTTATCCTTCGCATGCAACACAGTTATCACCGTCGATCATTGCCTTGAAGTCAATCTCTTTAATTGCTTCGCGCTCAATGCGCTTAGAAACCTTGTCTGCTTTTCCTATTTTTTCTGAACGACAATAATATAAAGTCTTCAACCCCTGCTTCCATGCGAGGAAGTGGACAGCATGAAGATATTTGATATTCGCATCGGGGCGGAAGAATAGATTGAGAGACTGTGCCTGATCAATAAACTTCTGCCTGTCTGCCGCATGCTCAATAACCCACCGTTGGTCAATTTCCATTGAAGTCTTGAACACTTCCTTGGTAATTGCATCCATCCACGTAAGGTGTTGCACCGAACCATCATTGGCGATAATCGAAGACCAAGTCTCATCATACCAACCATCCTTGTGATTCGCTGCTTCTATTTTAACAATAAAGTCAAGGTATTTATTCTTATTGAGAAATGAACCCGATAATGTATCCTGACGATATGCATTTGCTCGCCATGGTTCAATCGACGGACTGGTGTTGCCCATGATGATTGATGAAGATGCATTGGGTGCGATTGCCTGTGTATGTGAGAATCGGCGACCAGTTCCTGTAGCATCAGGTGCTTCACCACGTTCAGCACCAAGTTCTAGGTTTGCCACATCAAGACGTTGCTTGATTAGTTTGAAGATACGCATGTTCGTTCCCTTGGCAACTGCCGACTCCCACGCAATACCCTTGCGCTGAAGATAAGCATGGAAACCAAGTGCACTAATACCAATTGACCGTTCACGCATTGCTGCATACTTGGCACGTTTTACTGTGTTCGGAGCATTGTCAATGAAGTATTGCAGAACATTGTCAAGCATCTCTGCCATGTCCTTGAGGAACAACGGATCCTTGGACCACGCATCATAATA